CTGTGATCTAACTTACGCTTACCAAGTTCCACATTAGCAATGTGATCTAGTCTGTATGACTCTTGGTTTGTGTAAGTAAACTTCTTGTACAGATCCATGTAGTCTAGTACATTGATCCCAAGTAGATCGTATCTTATATTTAAACGTCCCTTTATTTCTACTTCATCTTGTCTGACAATTCCCCACGGTGACATCCTCTTAACTTCTCTATCGCCAAAGAGACGTTCAATGCGACCACAGATATACGGTACGTCATAAAGCTCGACATTCCACCCTGTAAGAACATCTGGGAACTCAGTCTCCCAATAAGAGAGGAACTTGCGTAGCAAAGATTTCTCATCGTCACAATATATAAACTCAACGTCCCTACGAGACGGAGTATAATCCCTCGTCGCGAATACTTTAAACTTACGAGTCGTTTGATCTTGTACTGTGATCGCCAGTAACTGTTCCGCACATTCATGTACGTTAGGAAAGCCATTTTCACATGCGACTTCAATATCAAGTGATGTAGTCTTGAGAGTCTTGAAATCGTAGTCGACTTCTCCTTTGAACTCCTGAGAAATATATTGATATAGGAAGCGATCATAACCATGTACCTCAAAGTTCTCTATGTCTTTGTACTTGTCTTTAAAGTCACGTGCTTCACCCACAGTTTCACACAGGATGGGTTTAGCATACCTACCATCTAGTGTCTTCCATTTGGTTGGTTTGTTACTTACAACATAGAGAGTTGGAGAGAATTTAAACTTACGTTGGATACGTATACCATTCTCATATCCTATGTAGAATAGATTGTTACCTATTAAATTTACACTCGTGTAGAACGAATTCATTTAGTCACCATCTTATACTTCTTGAGGATCTCCTCCTTTGGTTCTAAGATTGTAGCAATAGTATCTGAATATATCAATACATCTTCATCATTTGTATGTAATGGCCAAGGTTCCAGAGTGCCATCATCTTTGATACGATATGGTTGTACCAGATGAGCAGCGGGTTCCTCATCTAAAGTTTCGATCTGTGTAATCAGGTAGATACCTGACTTTAGTAGGAGGAGTTGCGTTTCCATAATGTTTCTAATTTATGTAAGTCGTTCTGTTGTCTGTAGTATTTGTAGACAGGAACGATATCAAGACCACTGTTATATACGTTACCAATATACATCCATGGACGATATTCGTCAACCCTTATCTTAAAGTAATCAGGACCGTTGAACATGAGATGATCAAACGTCCTAGTCTCACCTACAAACAGTGGAAAGGGTTGAGGGATATGATTATAGTATAGTGGATTATCTATGGGTTGATCGAATGCTACGATACCAAACTCATCATTAATCTTAGCAGGATATTCTACTACAATTTTTTTAAGTACTGTAGGTGCTTCTATTGTGATACGTTTAGCACCGTGAAATTTGTGATCTGTTTTATATGAGAAGACTACGTTGTCGTATACATCATACAGGTTTAGTTTCCTCATCCTCGTTCATAATTTTCTGTGCTTCTTTAAACATCTCATCTAGATCCTGCTCTTCATAACTGAGATTGAATCTCTCTTCATGCTTCTTGAAGTTAGCATCATATCTCTCTTCATCTATAGCAGAGACATACTGTGTAGCGAGTGCGTCCAGTGGATTATACACTGTGACTACGTGACTACCTGGTAAATAAAAATCTTTATCTTTACTTAGAGGTGCCCAAGGAAACCACTCCAACTGATACCCCTGACCTTGTGACTGGTCAACGATGTCAAGTCGGAATGGTTTATGTAAATGATAACCTAATGGTTTCTCTGTCTCTGGATCAACTATCTCTTTAACTGTAGATATAACTTCTTCACCAGTTCTCAGCATTAATAGTTTGATCATACAACCTCAGTAGGTGTTACAGGAGCACCTTGATCTCCAGACTTTGATCTCACGTTAGAAAGATATGTCTGTAAGATACTAGGTGATGGTTCCATTACAGAGATCACATAGTCAGGTACGATAGCAATCTTCTGATCAATGGTGAATGGATTCCATGGTGTGTATCTGATCTTAACTTCCTGATCTTCAAATGTTTCCATGTTCACAGGTGTGTCAGGATCTTCAGTAATCCTTACCTTATATGGTATGGTTAGGATGTATGCCTGTCTCTCTCCAGTCTCTTTATTTACTGCTTCTTGTAGGTCACAGATGATGTTATCTCCATCTCTCGTGAATACTAATTTAATTCTACTTTCGTCTATCATGGCAAGATCATGTATGCATATATTATAAAAGGGGAACCGACATTTGTCAATCCCCCTTATGTAGGTTAGATGTAATCCTTCCTTGCGTGGTGTTCTGGTACTACTTTCTTCAGTGATATTGTGAGTAGTCCATCCTCAAATGTGACATCACCTACCTCGGTGTCATCACTCATTGACCACTGTCTTGAGAAGGAACGAGCTGCTATGCCTTTGTGAGCATAGGTTCCTGTCTCTGTCTTATCTTCTCTCTGTGCCTCTACTGTGAGTTTACCATACTCTGTGTAGACTTTGACTTCATCTCTCTTGAATCCTGCTAGTGCTATCTCTAATCTG